ACAGCAAGAATGCAGCAACATCCGCATAGGCACCGAATTGACGTTGAGCCAGTCTAGCGGATAACGCCAAAGCCTCGTCGCTGCCAAGTTCCATAACGGACCGACGTGCTATTCCGTAATGCACTTCATGACGGAAAGCTGGACTTAGTTGTTGTGCCATTTGTAACAATAGTTTTGGAATCTTGTTTCGCAAGAAATGCGAAACCGAAACCGCTACTACATTGCCTTCTTCAGTGGCTTCCTTGTCAATCCGACGAAGTTCGGAGTACATGGTTTCGAACATACCAAATGTTGTCTCGAAGACTTCTTCATTAAAACGAGGTTTAACAATGTAAGCCCCAGAAGATGCGCGCATTGAGCCAAGTTCCTTAGTTCGGAAATTACCTGTAAGACGGGTATCACCTATTGTGACATCGTAGGCGAAACGATCAGATACCGAAATCAAAATGTTATCGAGATCAAAATCGATCAAACGAGTATTAAACGCATGTGGAGATATCAGCTGTGGCCTTGCTTCCATAGAAGCAGCAGATTCGAAGGATGGCATAGCTAACAACGCCTCACCCGTGTTACGAGTGTAGAACATGTTACCCATTTTCCGTCCTGCAAGTAGAGGACCAAAGTCCTTTTCCTGCGTTTCGATCGCATACCACCAACGACCGGCCACTTGTGTATTGTTGCCAGTTCCTGTAGGTGGAGCCCCTTGGTATAGATCGTTAGCATCTACCATTACTTCGCGCGCTGAGAGACATACCAGCTCATGTGCAGTGATAGCTCCGTATGATCCAACATCCATGATGTAAGCGATGTGGTTATTTGTGTAACCGCCTTCGACTGCATCTTGCATGAAGGAAGCGAATTGCTGAGCCGCAAAATCTGTCCCCAGACCTTGAGTTTTACCGTAGGCAGCAGTGATTGCCTGGTCTACGCGTTCTTTCATTGGTATGATCGTTGTAGCCGAAGCAAGGCTTGCGTCCTGAAACGCAAACACGACTTGAGCGACAGCCGCCGGCACAGCCGAACGGTGCATAATAACACAACGGGGTTGGCCCTTTACATTACGAACAGTCTGTTTCGTCAGTGTTCTTTTTGCTTCAGACACATTGATAATTGCGTATCGCTGTGATGATTTAAGAGCAGCAAGAATGATTGGAGCCCAAGTATTCAGTTTCCAGGAATCGTTAATCGGCGTAATGCTCGACTTTTTCGGCAATGCAAGCGCAGCCATTACGAACTTGTAGTTTTTAGAGAGCTCAGCTACGACCGCATGGTTCCGCCAAAAACTATCAACAGTACCGGTCAGACCATGATCCCAGCCTTCGGACAGATTAGCCAGAACGCCGCGTACTATATCATCAATAACTCCTCCCAGTTCGTTTATGTCCAGCAGCGAACGTCCAACGGGAACGAGAGCTTCGGCAACCGCAGAAGCGAATGATTCTACGGTGTAACGGCCGTTCGAAGAAGTGAAACTACCTGTTTTGACATCGCCCAATACGCGAACCACTTCTTGCATTGCGATATCGCGACCAAGACCGTATGTTTCAACTTCGTCCAGTTTGTAGTATGTTTCTGTTGTGAAGTCACCATTGTTAGAAACCATGCCCCCTTTACGAAGCAAAGAGTTGACAAGTTCCATAACAATTACGGCTGTGCCGGAATTGGTAACGCTATCACCGATCGTTTCGAACAACGTGTCCGGTTGGAATACGACATCGCCGTCCCGTAACGTGTGCATTGGAAGAAGTTTCTTGATGATCGGTTTGATAGCCCGAGTCAAGAAAAACTTGGAACATTCATCGCGCACACCATCTTCTGCTGCTCGCAACATAATGACCTGAAGATTAGGTTCTTCACGCCACAATTTTTGGGTTACAGTAGTCCCTGCAAAACGGTCAATGATCGTGGTCTGTATATCAAGATGCACTAGTGACTTTTCGTCAGGACGTGGAGCGAAGTCAGTATCTTGAACTAGGTGAGAAAAACGCGGAGATAACATTGTGGTTTTCGTTTTTGAAGTCATTTTCATTTCCAATTTGGTAGGATGTTTATTACTTCTTCGGCGTCATATGACGTCGAAGTGCAGCATCGAATGATTCTTGGTTTGCTATTTGCGTAGCAGCTGACACCCTTTGAGCGGTTCCGCCCCATGAGGGAGTTTTTGCCTTACCGTTCGCGGTCGAAAGATAAGCATCGCCAAAGAACTCCATTATCAAAGAGTCTTCCGTGAAGCCGGCATCGAACTCTACTACATCACGTAGCAATCCTTCACCACGTCTAATCGACGATATCCACGTGTTGCTCACCCCGCCGCTTTTGCTTCCGTTGACTATTGTCATAGCCACGTTACTTTTAGCCGCTTCTACAACCATTTCAACTATGTTTTCAGCGGATGTAGAGGGGTTGATAGGTATGTAGATCGTAGCACCCACTGTAGCTGCTAAGGCTGATAAATCCGAGAGTATCGGCAAAGCACCGCGTGAGAGGCCACTCGCCATAGCACCACCCGTCGCCATAGCCAACAGATCTTTCACTGAGTCGAAGACGATATCTGATTCTGTCAGAAGCGCTCGACCCAATGACTCCATAGCCTCACCTTCATCGACCATGTAGCCAGCTAAAGGCTCACCATAGCGAATAACGCTGTAATGTGGCTTGCCGGCACTAGCTAATAAATGCACGAAGGGACTCTTAGCTGTAGAAGCACCTCCTACAACGAGAACTATTCCTGACGGGAATCTCAAGTTGTTGAACACTTTGTTAGTAGGGATCGAACCGGGAACACACACTTTTGAGGGGTCGAACTGCCAACCACGTCTTAAGTTTGGAAAATCGACTTCAGATAAAACGTTTCCTTCTTTATCCAAGATAACCAGTGCCTTACCGAAACCCATAACTAGTACGGGCACTCCATCAGGCATCGAAGCTATGTGTTGGATGCTGTTACTACGAACTTTACCCGCTGCTTCAGGAGATGATTCCACCATCAGCTGTTCGCGGTTTGCTTCCAGTTCCGTAGTTACGATTCTTGATATAGTCATAATACTCCTAATGAATTACGTGACCTGAATAATATCGATCAACGATATGTTCGAAATTTTCAAAGTCAATATTTGTTGTTGTAAGAGCGATTACCTCAGCGGATATTTCGCCGTCAGCGTACTTATAGTACAGTTTCTCCGGACTGTCTATAACATCTCTGTCCTTCTCGCTCATTTCATTGAATGATAGTTTGGACTTCATTGCAGCATCGGAAATCATGCCTATTAACGTCCCGAATCTGGGGGCGAGAATATCATGGAAGAGCCTATCGTGGATCTCCCACGCAATACCTCCCATTGGGTGCAGATCTCTAGAGATTATACGTTCGGTAAAACCGATTTCCCAATGTGGACGCATGACACCTCCAATAGAACGTTCAGGGACGTACATCTTTTCAAAACCCGTTGCGAGACGAGGCGTAGGGTGATATATCTTGTCACCATACTTGTCTACTCTTAGGATTTTCCCAGAATAGACTTGACCGTCCTCTGCCTCTACCGAATAGATACCATTGTCTATGTTTTCGCGAATCACTTTAAACATGAGCAAGATATCATCCGAAGCAGCATGTACGGTTTCGTCGTCACCGTTGTTGATGCAACCTATCACTTCTGTTCCCTTTAAGAAGGCTTTACAACGCCCTTCAACCTGAAGACCCATTTGTGAAAAGATGTCCAAAGTTTCGATGACTTTCATGCCCTTTGCAATCAATGAAGTAAAAGCATGTCCGGATCTGTTACCCGCAACCACCTGCTTGCCAAGCAGACGCGGGTCACCAACTAATTGACCGGAAGTACCTTCCATTTGAAGAGGACGTGCATAGTACGGTGAATAGTAAAGCGATCTTGAAGCTTTAACCATTCTGTGATCCCAGAACTTCTCCATAACTTCATGTGCATGATCGATTGCCTCTTCAGGCATACTTCGATCGTACTCTTTTACATCGCCACACCAAATCGCTCGACCATTAATGATATCGGTGATTTGTATGTCAGTGTTGATGTGCCAAGTATTAGGGAAATTGATAAACATGGCTTGCATATGGCCAGTGGCCATGATAGACAAGAAACAGTTTATGCTCCACGGGCCCGCGTGAACTACGCGAGTCCTCGTTCCGTTGAAATCGGCGTATTCCTTACCATCAATGACAACGGTCTTGTCAGCAGGGAAAGCGTTTCCAGTGTCACCATTAGATAGAGCGTATTCTAGATCGAAAACAATACGTTCTTTTCCGGGTGTATCGACCTGGTCTCGTTTCTGGATATACATCATATACAGTGTTTCAAACTCATTGGCCAAGGTGAACCAGTCGTCCTTGTCTAGAGCTTGTAACATAGCTTCAAACCGAGGGGCTTGAAACAGGAAAAGTGCGAAATCAAGTTTCCACTCGTGGTCGGTCGTATTTCGTCTCGGCCCTGATTGAGACTTTTTCGTAACCTTCACTTTGCTGGGTTTGTAACTGGAAAATATCTCAGTCCAAACTTCGGTTGCTATACGTCTCTGACTGGCAGAATAACCGGGTTTAAGTCCCAATTCCTTCCTATACTTAGCATTATCCAGCATCGTATAGCTCATGGGGTTAGCCATATAACCCGATACAGTTCTAAGCCTGTCAAAAGGAGTGTGAATTCCGGTAGTAGTGAACTTATCTACGTTCATATCTACGGGAAGGGCAATATTCAGTCCTGACGCCAGCTTCTCTTGAAATTCGAGAACTAAGGGATGGAACGAGAAAACGCCGGGGAGAACCTCCTTGGCTTGTCTGGTTACTAAGGATTTGCTGTGTGCTGCAACACCGTTCCCAAACATGTTTTTAAGACTAGATCTCTCCATAGGAGGAAGAAGACCATACCGGTTTGCGTAATCTTGTGCAGATAGACTAAATGCTGTCATTCATTAGCCTCTTCTTCACTGACTTCGTCTACCTCTTCTTTTCTTCCGCCGTAGGACGAAGATCCAGGCAACAAAGGCGCATCGAAGGCGGTGAACTCTTTGACCGTACCATTTTTACGCGTGAAAGTGGATTGTTCTTTCTTAATGACTGAATCTTCCTTTTCCTGTTCGGTCATCGAATCTTCACGTCTCACATATTCTAGGGCTTCGGCCACCACGCTGTGATAAGCTGCTCTCTCGAAATCGTAGGTGATAGCGTCGAAGTCAGACTCATAGTTCGCGTCTGGAATACCTGTCATCAAGACGGGCATTCGTTCAAATAAGTCTAAATTACTAGACCACAACTCCAATACAGGATATTCTTTTTCCGACACCATCAGCACACGTTGAGAACTAGGTTCATCTAATTCAGCGATAAGCCCTTTTAAATCAGTAAAAGAGACAAAATCGAAAACGCTGTCCGATGGGACTATAGGTAGAGAAGGACAGACAAATCGAATGCGTTTTGCATCATTTTTGTCGTCCATACTACCAGCTAACATATCAATGATCATTCTATGGTACCTGTCATTAATTTGCGGGTGAAGAATTCATCCCGACTATTTAGGCTTCGAAGGTAGGCGTGTGCACCTAACTTTCCTATTCGAGCCATTTCTATACCCCAAGCTTTTTGCTCCCTGGTCCTTAGACTAATCGGCAACTCTGTAGGCGTGAAAGGGGAAGCGGCGATATCAGCAAGATATATTTCGCCTATCACCTTTTCTTCTTTTCCTTCAAGGGACGAAAACATAACGTAAACTAACGTCAGTTCAGTGTCAAGAGAAGCGTCGAAATAGGGCTCCTTTATTCCAGTCATAATATTCATTCTCATACGTATGTAAATGATTAATTGAAAATCAAGACACGATAACGGTTATCTCGTCGGCCTCGTTCATTCCTAGATCGAGAGCGGAAGCGATAATTGATTCCTTCTCTTTTTGGTACAAGATTCCGCCCTTGACGGTCTCAAGTGTTTCTGTTGTCCCCATGCCAATGTAGAAACAAGCTCTAACAAGTAGAGAGTTTTTCGGAAAATCAAGTTTGGCGGCGAGTTCCGAACTAATCCGGATTTGCATTACAACTGACCTCTCAAATGTGAATTAGTGTTGCTAGACCCCATCGTTCAAATATGCTAAAACTAGAGGTTAAATACTTCAATTTTGCCTTCAACAAATAGACGAGACACTGAAGCGAAAGCAGATTCTAAAAGAGACATCTCTTCTTCAGTAACGATACGATCGCTCTTAATCATGCGCCAATATGACGCGACCTTATCTAGATCGCCAGACCAAAATTTTACCGACCAAAGTTCACCTTGTTGATTATCGAAAAGTTTGACCACAACCTTTAAGTCCGGTATCACAATTCTAATTGCATCAGATGCCTTAGGGTCGGCGTTTGGAGTGTATATCACATACCCCACGTTCCGAAGATTATCACCAACGTTAAGTTTCAGGTTGTTCATTTGAATTTGATACCTTCGATGCAACGTTTGATAGCGTTTTCGAACATCGAATCAGTCACGTCGGCATCATCGTAATCCGATTTGTCACTCTCAACACCGAATTCACGCTGTAGTTTGGTGTTTAACACCGCTTTTGCGATACGTTCCATTGCACTATCGAGTGAAACAAGTTCAGCAGACGTGGCGTGGTGTTCTGGAGCAGGATTACTCTCGGGGAAAAACCAACTTGCTTTGTTAACTGTGTTACAGCTGCAGATGATTCCGGTCATGTCAATGTCCATTTCAGCTTCTTTAAGCTGTGATGTAACAAATTCAAAGTACGGGTTTCTTTTAGGTTTGAACATATCGCCAGCAGTGTCGATGTTGTCCAATAATTTCCGTAAACGAGCGACTTCGGATAAAGCAGTATGCAAACAAGTGATATTACTAGTTGATTCGTTCATAATGTAACCTTCATTCGAGTTAAGAAAATTTTCGTTCTGTTCATGAATATCTTCTTTCAATGTCGCGTTCGTACTGGCCGTCACGTCCGAAGTATGTATCTTCATCCTCGTCGGTCCAATCGTCACAAACATCGGTTTCACACATGTGGCATAATTCAGATCCAGATACTTGGCTATTGTCAAGATCCGAGTTCATAGCACATTTACATGAATCGCACTTAATCACGTTGTCCGTGGTTAAAATACATGAATCACAAAGAATCACACCATGTTCGTTAACAGTGGGTGTCTCATTATGAATCATAAAGCACATGTCGCATTTGATTGCATTACACATATTTTTATTCCTTGTTTTGGTTAAAACTAGTTTGAGCTATTATTGAGGACGAGTTCAGCTCGATGTTCTGATCCTTCACATTTAAGTGAATAGACTAGGATTTCACATTAATTCCGTTTCCACCCGGTTTTAGCTTAGCAAGGTGGTACTAGCACCTGGGTCACCGCAGTTCATGTGATTCGAATAACAAGTTGTCATCTTGTTTCAAAAATTGTTGCTTCCCCAAATTAATGGTTTCACAG